ATCGCCGTAATATTCCTTAAGCGCTGTTCTAATATCCATAACTTGTCCTTGTATTGCAGCTGCAATTGTTGTAATAACATTCTCTGGGCTTGGATTGACATATTCTCCAAAGTCTATTGTAATGTCGTATTCGCCTATTTCTTTGCCATGCATTGAATCGTGAACTTGAAGCAAGACATTGAAGTAGTGCTCGAACGCTTCTCTCCAACCGTTGAGTTTTAATTCACGTGTTCGGATAGATGTTTTTTCACGTTCCACTTGACTTTCAGCACTTGATACAATGCTTTCTAATCCTGTGATTCCAACAGTGATAGGGTGTAGCTTCGCTTTGTTAATCGCGTTTGCAATGTACTGTTTTGACACTTCAAGGTACTTTTCAGCATTGATGTTACCTTGCACGTATTGTATAAGGTTCTTTGCGTCGTTTAGATCGCCACGAATAATTTCATAATCCTTTAGAGCTCGTTCATATTCTCCAACAGGAGCACCATTCTCATTGTGTGGAATTAGGTCTTCTGCAATTAAAACTCTTACACGTGCTTTGCGTATTTCAGTTGCAAGGCTCGATAGAATCTCTGTGAGTGTATCTTCTAGCTTGTCTAACCCTTGTGTGTCAGCTTCTCCATAACTTGAAGTTAAGAACCAGCTGTTATAACCTGTGTTTGTTTTGAGCAATACAGGAATGATTTTCAATGAGTTAAAGTCTGTTACAACATCATCTGTTTCAGACATTCCGAACGCTTCAAGTATTTTAGGTTCTTCATACCACTTTAATTGATTTGGTTTATCGGTAACGTCCCATAATTGATAGGTAATAACAACGCTGCCGTCCTTTTCCCATATCTCGTGAACTTCATACTGTCTATCGTTTACGGTCTTTCTTTGCTTGAATATATAGCCTACAACGAAATCACGCTTCTTGATCACTTCGATGTATTCTGGTTCTACTATTTCGATGATCGGATAGTCGGTGCTGATTTCGGTATCAATTGCTGTCTTGTATGCAAAATGACCTAATCCGCTTTGAAGTGACTCTCCAATCATCCATTTGTTTGATTTAAAGTTATTAAAATCTAGGATACTTTCCAGAATGGCCGTTTTTTCTTTGTCTTCTGTATTAGCGCCTTTTTTGGATACGCTAACGTTGAATCCATTCGAACAAACTAGTCTTACGTAAGCGTCATTGATCATCTTGATAATGCCATAGAATACTAAAGCTTCATCAGACTTGCTTCGATATAAATAAGACTGCCTAATCTGGTTTCTTTCCCAGAAGTCATCAATCAAGGTAGGAGCGTCAACTTTATAGAACTTTTGTATTACTGCAGCATTACCTGTCAAGAATACACGATTCCTGTACAAGTTAAACTGATATCTTTCATTAGATTGTAAGTCGTGCAGTAATGACACGTTCTTTAGATTAAATCCATAACCCATGTTATCTTCTCCTTAGTAATCTTGTCATGTTTGGCGTGAGTGAATAGTCTAAGCCGTCGTTATAATCGTTATGCAGCATATTCTCGTCGATTGTTTCGCCCATATGACCCTTGACCTTAGCAAGTTGTCTTCTTGCTTCTAATGCCCCTGGTCTATTTGTAAATAGTAACCTATCATTGTAAATTAATTGTTCTTTGAGCGCCACTCTTGACTTAGCTGTGACTGTCTTTGTGTTCTTGATTGAGCTTTGGACAGTAACGCCGAGTTTTGATATTGGGCTTTCTTTGCCTCTGGCTGTCTCAATTAGAGCACGTTCTGCGCTATCAATCCAGATTGAGCGGAATCTGTGCCCAAACATCATGACCCAATCCCTAAGAAACATGTAAAGCTCGTCAAGTGTTTTAGCGTGTGATACTTCCTTGCTTTCATAAGCGTCAAGTACAACAGCCCTTTGATATTCTTTGCTGAATGCAGTGAGGATAAATATCGTCTTAGCGTTTTCTTGCGTTGCTTTAGATCCACCAGACCCAACGTCAACACCGCACTGCAGCTCGATTATTGAACTGAAATTTAAGCGCTTCTCGTCGACAATGTGACTCTTCTTCATTAAGTGTCCATATAGTACGCCGTCGGTAGCTCCACGTATACCCAACACAAACGCATTGTAGTAGAATGACCCTTTAGGATGTGTGGCGTGCATTCGCTTGATCCACTCGGCTGTTTTCCCTGGTCTATCTTCTAAACCAAAGAACCAATATGCCCAACTCTTTTTAGGTTCTACCTCATTCATTTGTTCCATTGTTGTTAACGGGACATCCTCTTTATACTTCTCGTGTGGTCTGCATGCGTTCAAATAATTGTATAACTCTAAATCTGGATCATCTCCGTTGCTCGTTGCAATAAGTTTCATGCCTACAGATCCAACACGAGTGATTGCTTGCTTAATAAAATTTGGGTGTGCTTTGTTAGCTTCATCTAATAACATCAGATATGGACTACCACCAAGTATCTTATCTTCGCTGGCTATTGTCTTATACCCAACCATATAGACGTTCTTAGTTTCTACAAAGTCTCCATATGCTACATCTATTTCTATGCGCTCTCCACCTTTTTGACTTCCGCCAATATGTCTTACAGCGCCTTTGAATAATTTGGTAATACTTGTTTCTTTGTCCACGAAGTTACGATACAACGTTCCGCTTGACTCTCCGCATAAGAAGAATAGCGTTTGGCCTTTTGGACTTAAGTATGCTTCACGTACTAGCTTAATGCCAGCTAGCGTTGTCTTACTTGTTTGTGAAGGCCCTTCTAGGAATATGACCTGTGATTCATCGTTAAGACAATCAACCCACTTTTCTGTAAATATTAAGTCTTTAAATGAGTTGATCATTTACCTTGTCCTATTTTGGCTAAGGCTTCAAATCCGCCTGTGATAGCTTTGATTGTGTCCATGTCTTTATCTTCTAGTTTTTCTCTCCACTTGTCGCCCATTCTGTTTTTCATCCAGAAGATAAGCATTGCAACGTTAGGTGCGTAGTACACTGTTCTTGTTTTGATTTCTACTAGTTTTTTCTTCCCATTGACAACATCATACTTTTTATCGACTAGTTCTTGCGAGTAACCAAGCGCTATTTTAAGAGCTGTGTTTTCCACTTCATAGTCGATGATTTCTTTATTCTTCTTTATAGCCTCTTTAATCTCTTTATGTTTAGACTGCCATGTGTATAGGGTCGATTCTCCTATACCCATGCTTTGTGCGAGCTGCGTATTGTTTAGCCCGTCACGTGCCCACCCAGAGATGAGTGTAAGTCCTTCAGCGGACAACCAGAAGTCTTTGCTTCGTGTTCTTGATGTAGCCACTATCTACACCCCCTTATTTACGTGGTATATGTTATATTTGTGTTAATTAAATGTTAAATGCTTGATTGCTTGGTCTAGAAACGCTATTGCTGTATCTAGTTGTTTATGTACGTTATCTTCATTAAGTACAAAGTCTAGCTTCTTTAAGATATGATATCTTTCTAGTTCTAATTCTATACGATCAGAAGGAAGTTTCTTTTCAATGAGCAGTTGTTTGTATCGTTCGATTTCTTCCTTTGTGACTACAAGAGCCCCTAGCTTCTCATTGACTGTTTGATATAACTTCTCTTTTGTATCTTCAAATTCTTTTTTTACTGATTCTATTTCCATTTCGTGTCCTTTCTGCGCATATAAGTGGCGCATTCACTTGTACCGACTCAATAGTCGTCATGTGTTTATGTTTAATTTAACTATATCACTTTATTTTTTATTTTTCAACATAATAAAAAACAGACACATAAAATGCCTGTTTTCTTTGACAAATCTAAGAAAGGACACAAGATGTGGGATGTCATCTTGTACTTTCATTGTATCACGCTGTTTCAATTGATGTCAACAACGATTTTCTCGTCTCGTCCACCCAACTAGATACTAAACCTTCTATTTCTGGGTCTGTTTGATTTTTCATTGTTCTACATTGAATCAGCTTATCATTTTGTACTTCTACAGTAAAATACGGTTCTTCTGGGTTATCTTTCTTGCGTAACAATAGCACTTCTGACTCACCATTGACAATTCTTGATAAATAGGACGATACACAATGATGTAATACCCTTCCTTCTGTTTCTAACTCTTTTACATCGTTTGGATGTCTGATTATATAATCCCCTAGATCGTACATCATCTTCGGCATTTGAGAAAATACGCTCGCCATGTGACGTCTTTCTATGCGCTGTTTCTCTTCACGTTCTTTTCTTTCTAATTCAGAGATTCGATATTTAAGTTCATCTAACCTAATACCTTTTGTAATTGCTGTTTTAAAGTGTTTAAAGTGTTTAGGCTCTATGATATGTCTATCCAGATGTACGTCAGTTGCAAGAGCTGTTTTACCCATTTTGATGAGTATTTCTATTTGATAGATTAGTTCTTCGTTTTTGCTACTATCCATGAGTAGATATGGATTGATGAATTTTAACTTCTCTAATGGCAAGTATTTGAAGAACGGTAGATCCCTTAATATTTGATATGATTTTGTATCTAACTTACGCTGCTTGTGACTATAGAATTTGTCATAGTCCGTCCAGCCACCCATGTGATATCTTCCGTCACACCTTAGAAGAGCGTATGGAGATGTACCGATACTTTTGATAACATACTCTTCATTGAATACAACTTCTATACCTTCTCCGTTGTCACACATGTCAAATATCACTCTTCTTTGTATTTTAGGTTCTGATGAAAGCCAATAGTATGAAATGATCAACGTGTGTTTATCGTATAAATCTATTTTAGCATAAAGCGTCTTTTCGTAGTCAAATGTTTTCCCTATATTTTTGAACCATGTATCCAGATCGTGTGGTACGAAGGTGTTTGCAAGGTATGTATATTCTGACTTGTATTCTTTTATGTACTTTTTTTCATGTCCCTTGTACAGACCTTGCTTTCCTTCGTAAAACTTTTGAAACGCTTCTCTTGCTTCTATCCCAAAGTCGTCGTAATACATTTAGTCGAATAGCGATATCTGGATATAGCCCGTGTCTTGCTTTGGCTTAGGCTCTTTTTTCTTTGGTTCTGGTTTAGGTGTTTGTTTGACTTCTTGTTTCATTTCAACAGCTTTCGGATGCGGCATTTCTTTAGCTAGTTCTTCGTTTGATTCAAGCATGTAGTGCAGAGCCCAACCAAATACTGTTTCGCTATCAACTGCTCCATTTTGGCCGCCAAGCGTCTCTTTTGCTTTGTTTTGTATGTATCCCCACATATCATCGGATGTTTTTTTATTCTCATCCGCTTTATTCATTGCTTCATCAAGTTGTTTATCTTGTTTTCTTTGTTGTCCAAGATATCCGATGATGATTTCGGTTGTTTTATTATGTCCTTTCATACCTGTGGGTTACACCCCCACACCCCCTTTAAGGGTGTCAGCAGAAAGCCGAGCTCCAATAGCGAAGTCCGCAACACCGAGATCGTCGTTCAGAAACCAAGAGAACAGACCAGCAAGAGAACTGTAATACCAAGAACCGCCGACGAAGCATACTCGCTTGTTTTTATGATATTCAATCCATAAGTAAGACTTATAGCTGTCTTTTTCACTATCTTTCAATCCTACGGGTAAACTTAATCCTGGGTGGTTTTCATTTGTTGCCATTGATGATACCCAGCCTGATATGTATTTATCTTTATTCTTCCCAGATGTAACAAATAGATCATAATCTTTGTTGTTGTGTGAAATATGAACTCCTTGATCATCTGCATAGATACCGTCTAGAAATTGCCATACGTTACCGAATAGGTTTTCTATCCCACGATATACGAATGCACCTGTCGATATGTCATATCCTGTTTGAATGCCTTCTAGCTTGCATGTCCCGCTTGGAACTTGTCCTTCATCCCACGAGCGGTCGACTACACCTTTTAAAATCTCTTTTGAATCTATAGTCGCAAATTCAATCTTGAATAACTCAACAAGGTATCCATATCGATACGCATTTAAAAGTCTGTATCCTTCATGTCTTGCTAAATCTCTGAATTGATCGATTGTTCTATTGACGTAGTGTTTTAGTCCTTTCTTGGATGTGACAATTCCTTCGTCATTTGTAGCCGCATATTTAGAAATGTAGAAGCAATCTAATTCTTTGCCATTTTCATCAATAAACGCTTTCGGAAGCTTGTATCCGTCTAATTGTTTAGTCGAAACAGACACGCTGCCATTTTCTTGTTTAATGTAAGCTTTAGGAACTTGGATGAATACATTCCCTTTTTGGTCTTTTATTTCTTTAAATTGGAATGGTTTAGTTTTGTCAAAGTCGCTTGTGTATGTGACGCTTGCAGCTGCTGACTCATTCTTTGTTACTTCCATGCCGATTGAGTTTAAAATACGTTTAATGTTTGCTGGTTCTCCTCTGATACCGTATTCATCTTCCCCAACTTTCTTAGATTCTACTTTTAATTCTGGTTCTTTTGTTAATTCAGTTAATGCTTGATTGATTTTCTTTTGTGCTTCTTCAAGAAGCTTTCTAATGTCTTTACTCACTCCAGACATCCCCTTTCTTATTGTCTAGTTCATCGACTAGTTTCAATTCTTCTTCTGTCCATGTGCCTTCCATTTTTTCAATCCCACGAGCTTTGCTGTATTCTAGACGTTTTTTATCCTTGACTAGAATAACACCAACCCCAAACACATCAATGATCCCAAAACCTTGTGCCTTTAATTTGTCATTTAGATTCATGGTTTACCTTCTCGTAATGATTCAAGATGTGTTTCAATTAATTTCCT